AACATCCTCGTTTCCGTTGCTATCCGTGGCCCAAATGCGTACGTTGTTCCAGTCCACCACTGGGACAAGATTCGACTCCATTGGGATGCACCCTGTCCGTTCTTCCTGATAGGTAAGAACGAGTCCACTGAGATCTCCGTCGGGTAAGGGCCGTAGAAACGGGTGATCGAACGTATTATCCCGGTTCCACTCCACTACGGCCCAGTCAAATTGCTGCCGCCACTTGCCTGATACAGTGAACCCCGACGCAGATGCTCCGCTCATGGCTGCGATCGCCGAAGGAGTCAGAAAGTAACACTGCAAGTCCCGGTGCGGACTGAGCTTCGATATTTGTTCCGCCATGACTTAGAACCGTACCGTCACTGTTAAATCTCTGCCTGGGTTGGTGGAACCCTGGAATCCTTGGAGGACGTTCAAAGTCACATTAAGCGTCAGCGTCGCTCCCTCCGTGAGGGGTGCAAGAGTGATACCGTCAACCACATTCGAAGTTGTGGCGCCGGTCGGGATCGTCAGACTGCAATAGAGCACTCCATTCTGGAGGACGTCCAGCGTGGCCGAGTAGCCCGCAGCTGCCTGATTTAACGTCGCCCGAATGTCACGAACTGCGTGAGTAGCTTGTATAAAGAGCGGCGGAGCTGCGTTTTGCTGAGTTGCCAGGGTACCGCCAACTTGTAAGGAGAACTGCCCACCGGAGAGCGTGCGCAAACCGCCGTCGGGGATTTGCGTATAGCATTGCGGAGTGGCTTGGCTATCTCCGAACGCATTCGTCACCAAAAATTGCGCTCCACAGATCCGGACATCTGGCAAAGCAATCGTATGCAGAAAGTTTACGGACGCTCTATTCTCAAAGAAGTTGAGAGCGAACGGCACGACCACCGTAGATGTCTGAAGTTGTAAAACTGTGTCGCCAGGCGAATGCGCTGTTGGCGTAGAACCCAAAGCCCCTCTTGCAACCTGGTAGGTGTTAGAGGCCGCATTCAATGCGAGTACGGTCATCAACTCTGAACCGATCTGGATGATCTGCCCGACAAACGGTGATCCTGCCGCGGCCAAAGTGACGTTGCCTGTGATTGGATCCACGGCCGAAGCAAGTTGGTAAGAGCTTGGCGACGCGATCTCGCTCCACGAGTAAAGCTCTAACGTACCGCTCGTTACGGACGATGTATTTGTAAGGTCCGTAAACCCAACCTGAGATAACAGGAGTTCGCCCCCGCCGGGAGCTGTGAGCGTAAACGCGGGAGCTTCAGCCGTGCCGGTATCCGGATTCCCGCCACCGAGTGCTAGACGAGTGATCGGACAAAGATCGACCGAGCTTTCCAGGTTATTGACGTTAGCGCTACGGCCTGATACCTGAATTACTGTTCCTGCCTGGTACGAGATTTCAAATTGGGCGGGACTCATTGCCGAGACCGCTCCAAACCGCCACGAGGACTCACAAATTACAAAACTGCTGGTTGAGTCGGGCGGCACAGTCCACGATGGCGTCACTGTAAGCTTCGTCTGGTCGTTGCTGGCAATACTTCGTTCCTGACCGCGGCCAGTGCCCTCGATGATGCGAACGGTCATCCCGCTATATGCCTGCGGCACTGCGCCCATGTCTGTGCAGGCAATCGTAGTTGGAGAGTATGCAGTGGCAGTGAAAGGTCCGGCATATTCGAAGCGATAATAGAAATTCGCGTGATCAAAGCTGGCGTCCGGTGGACCGATCGGTTCATACGCGGCGCCAGTGTCCGTGAAACTTGTTGCCAGGGGAACATCGCTAGTAATTCGATACAACAGTTGCGGATTTGTCCCTCGATAGACATTGAATGTGGCGGCTGATGCGGGGAAGCTCAAATTCGTCAGAGAGACACAATTCGTGTTCGTACCTTGTGGGATCACGCTTGGTACGGTAAATGAGAGAGTACCCTCGTTTCCGGCTCCATCCACCGCACTCACGGCGTAATAGAAGGTCGAACCGCCAGCCAGTGTTCCGCCGGTTGTGCCAAATTGTGGCGCCAGACTTACCAGAGGCAAAGCCACTGCGTTTGCCGGCGGCTTTGTTGGCTGGGAAAACGAAACCGTTAGGGTGTCAGTGGCTGATCCGTCCTTTTGCGCCTGGATTTCTTCCTGAATCTGGAAATCATAGAATTCCAGATTGCCGTTGCCGTCCAAGTGAGCCTCCAATCCAATGAGGGGCAGGGGAGTCTTCACTTGCGCTGAGGGCTGCCGACCTGCGGCCGCGAGCACGGCAGGATTGTCGCTATACCAATCGTCATTGTGTGTTTGTGCTTGGATCGTGACAAGCTGATAGTTCGTGGATGGCGAGAGTTTCGTAGCTCGGAAGGGCGCTCTCACTAGGCCCTCTTTCAGATAAGTAACAGCAATGATGTCACCGGGTCTTACCTTCTGCGCCCGGAAGCTTGTCTGGAACTCGATGAACAGATTGCCGTTCGTCGACTTATCGAGCTGCCGAAGCAATACTCGCGTCGCTTGGCTCATATTGGAAATGCCCAGCGCCGTAGATTGGCTGCTTATCTCATAACCGATGAGTGAGGCATCGCCGGAATCCACTAATGAGAGACTGTCTTGCTGAAATTCGTTGAAAGAGTCTTGAAATTCGACACTGAGCCGGTTCGAGGTTTCAGCGATCGTGCGTGCAGTCAAGATGAGTGATGAGGAGCCGTTAGCGTTCCGGACAATGCCGGAGAAAGGCGCCGATGCGTCGCTGAACTCATATGCCGGCCAGCCGCCGTTCAGCGTATCTAGGCTATTGCCGCCGTCCGGCAAATTCGGTTGTTGCGCGGCGATCGTTGTCTCCGGAAGGAGTTCTAGCAAGCCACTGATTCCGTATCTCAGCATCAAGCTGGATGCAACTCGAATACCTCTGACAACCGTGGCGGCGCTCTGGCGTGTGGTGAGGATCAGATTGCATTCGTACCTGGGAACCTGAACCGGATTGCCATTCAGGTCCGTCGTACTGATCAGGGTCTGACAAAACTGAGCTGCCGACGCGAAACTCTGTAAGTTCAAGTCGGAAGTAGACCAGCCGCACCGACGCAAGATGTCGAGGATTACCCAGGCAGGATTGTTGGTGAAGCCAGTCTGCTGGAAGGAGCCGTCTAGATTGTAGATGTCGATCTGCATACCTTGCAGCAAGACTTCTACCGTAGGCAGGGATCTGCCGCTGCTGATCCGGTTCGGAACGATCACCTTAAGTACCGAAATGCTGCCGTACGGATCACCTAAGGGATTCCCGTTCGTGTCTGTAAAATCAAGGTTGAAGTTTCCGTTTCGCGTTCCCGTTGTTACAACTCCGTACCAACCCGTGGTTGTTACATCCTGGCTGGCAGACGCGAGAGGAATTTCGACGTCGTTGACCACTACTTTCAACACACCTTGGATCGTTCCCATGCCGAGTAACACTTCCATGTGCGTGAGGTTGCCATCGTTTCGCGCCAAAATGACCGGCGTTTTCAACCATCCGGTTCCATATACGATGGGTACGGGATCGTTGAACTTTGCCGAGTTGTCTAATACCGGGGAAAGGTGCGATGTTTTTGCGCCGGCAGTCCTCACCATGATTGCGGAAGGGACAAACTCGAAGCCGCCAAACCGCTGCGTAATGTTGCCGGCAGCATCTTTCGAGAACATGCCCCGCTGCTGACACTGGGTTCGCGAACCATCACAGCTCGTATACGCTACCCCGTTGTTGAGAGTTCCGACTCCACCCGGCACGTCAGCAGAATAGCCGCAGCGGTAAAAGCGATCGAAACGGCCGTTCGCGCCGCCATTGAAGGCCTCAGTTCTCTGAGCGAGCGTAGCCGGAAAGCTCCAGGGGCATGAACTCTGCACTCGTACTTCCGGAACGGGGATTCGCTGCAACGTCAATTTGTTTGTGAAGCTCAGTTGCAGTGTGTTTTCCGTAATCTGATCCGGATCGCCAGCGATTCCTCGAAACAGGACGGCGCTCTCCGTCGTAATCGTCAGCATCGGCAAGTCCGCGAAGGCAAAGTAAACCGTAAGCTGTGAGCCTTTAAACCCGATCGCCCGGTTCAATTCCGACATTGCTGAATCAGCATTCGCGAGAGTGATGGAGAGCTGCGAAATGCCATCCATGGCATCATCTGCCGACAACTGTAGTTCAAAGAGATTGTGCTTCAGCACCCGGGCCGCATACGGATTACCGTTGAAGCTGATGGAGTGTGTGCACCAATATTCCACGTCTCCCGAGGGCAGAACGCATTGGAAGAAAAGTAATGGTGTATCCGCCTCAGCGGCTTCTTTAGCTTGGTTGATGGTTGCCATGACGGTCCTATACGACGGCTTCGATAATGAAGGAAGTTGCGAACAAATTGGGTCCCTCTGCGATCACTGGGAGTTGGCCCGTTGCAAAGTGAGCGTTTGCGTAAACGCCCCCAGTGGTGCTCGTGGCCCTGTATGCCGAGGGCGTGATCTGGGCTTCGAGTTGTGGCCCAAACACCTGAATCTGCTGACCGGCAGGCACGTCTAAGGCAACGCTGAACGCCGTGCCCGGATCGTTCAGCCGAACGCTCGAGACAATCCGGGTCCACGTTGATCCGATCGTGTACGTCTTAGCCGTATTAGCTGATGGTCCGCTTAGCGCGATCGAGATCACCGACGGCGCAATGCTGGACACATAAAGAGAAAAGCAGTACTGGCAATTCGCTGGTACTGTCAGACTTTGGGTAAGAGAGCCGCTCGCCTGCCCGATATTTGTGAGTTGAAAGGCTTGAGAGCCTCCCATTGCATCCGGAAAATTGTTTGCTACTCGCAATGAACCGGAATTCAGCCAGGGCGACCCCGTGAGATCCGAGCTCGAGAGCAGCATATTGTCGGTCGGATCGATGAAGGTAAACGCGTGATAAGGGCCTAAACAAGCCTGGAAATGAGCTTGTATTGCCTGCAGGTCCGCCTCAGAAAGACTCGTATAGTTCAATTGCCAGGAAGCGAGAGACGCGTACGGGTCCGGTAGTTGAATCAGTGTGCCGTCCGGGAGCACATTCTGAATCGTCCGAACTTGCCTTGTTTTCTTGATTGGATATTGCGCGACTGCACCGCTGCTCATTTGAGGAAAGAATAAATTAGCCATTGGTCTCTACCACCCAAAACGAAGCTGATCCCACGTTTACACCCAGATACTCGGTCGTTAGTTGTGGAGTACCAAGTCTGCAGTTAGGCACATTAGTGCCACTGATAGGATCGGGGAAGATGAAAGGCGAGTACTCGCCTAGTTGTGATTCAAAGAACAGCTCGACCTGCGTCAGCTCGGTTTCCGAGAGCAAATCGAGCCGGATCTCCCACCTTCGGAAAGTTCTTCCTTGAGTTAGAAAGCGCTGATCCGAACCATCGATGAAGCGGATAGTCTGCGTTCCTTGTTCGACCACTGAGGGAAGTGCATATTGAGCCACCGCGCCGGTGCTTAAAGTTGGGAAAAGAGCCACACTAGATCTCCGCTATAACATCATTCAAAGAACTGGAATTCAGAAGCGCTGTCTTCACCGCTTGTACAATTTGAGCGCTCTGCGGTTGTGACGAAGCGACGGCCGTAGGCGCCTCAGCCACGGTGGCCGTCTTGTAAGTAGGAGTGGCCCCTGGCTGCACTAAGCTCCCGGTTTGAGCGACGCTGCCTTGACGGACAGTACTGGACGTGCCTCCCACGTAGACGCTGAGGTTTTGCGCATTTGGAAGCGTGAAGTCGACCAGCGGAGGCAAAGTTTTCGGACCGCCTCCGAACAGACTTGCTATGGAAGAGATAATCGTTCCGATTCCCCCAAAACTGCTCAGCCCGAAGCTGCCGCTTAGGGCTCCCATCACACCGCCGGAAACGCTTTGCTTCAACAGGTTGGTCATTTCTTGTCCGACCGATGAGGAGCTTGTTGTAGAACTGTCACTGTGTTTCCCGAAGTTAATCCCGGTTGAAACGGTTCGCGCTGAAAAAGACTGACTCTTTTCAGCTTCAGCTCCGCCTAACGTTAATTTGCCGGAGGGCACCAGATTGCCTGTCCCAGCAACCAGATCGATTGACTTACCTGCGGAACCGGAACTGGTTCGCGACAGCTGCTTGATCACGGTCGAGAAATTATTTTTCGATTTCGCCATACTGCACCTCCTCTTTCCAGGCTTCTTCCAATACCATCAGTGCTTCAGCGGACTTGGCGTCCAGTGAGAGAACGTCGACACCTCCCAGTTGTTTCCACGTGCGGTGTAACTCAAGGAAGCCAATACTACGGCTCGTAATGGTGGACTTGGGACATTGGATCGAGAAGACGGACCTTCTCGCCCAAACCGCTCGGCCACTATTCGGTTTGCCGATGTTCATCCACCCGCAATTCCGAGCCTGCACCAAACCGCTTGCACGACAGCGATCGCAGTTCCACGCGGCTGGCGCTGAGAACTGAAAATGGAATGCGATCAGGAGTTTTTTCTTTCGTCTTCCGTAAGCCCGATTTCGGAACGAATGGCCTTGATGATCTCATCAGCTAGTTCGTCTGGTCCACATTGGATCAGGCTTTCTACTGTTGCCGGCTGCCCGTCTATCCTCATTCCGCTTATCTCAGCCAATCCCCAGACGAGATAGAGCTTCCGGACCAAAAGATCAGACAGCGACGCCTCGAGTTGATCCGTAGCGTCCCCGCTCTTCAGGAACTCATATTGGCGACAGAGGTCCCTGGCACTCTCGGTCAGCTCGATTCGCCTGGCCAGAGAAAGGCGCCGGAGGGCATACCGCACACCGGGGAACGCGTTACTGTCGTGCCACATGAGGCTGTGGTGCTCCACTTGTCTACGCAAAGGCGATATAAAGCTCATCATTAGCGGTACCTTGAGCAAGATTGTTGCTGAAACTCCATTGCAGCCTGGTCTCAGCATCGTTGTAGGCCGGCAACTCGGGCATCATGTTCGGGAGATAGATCGCCATTAATTGCCCTTGCTGCTGTCCCAGCTGAAGCATGGCCGAGACCGGAGTGCGTTGTTTGCCAGCTGCATAAAGTCCGGTCGTCTGAGCGTCATCTTCCACCATCAGCGTAAAAGTGGCGGCAACTTCACGGGGACCCGGCACGATGGCGGCCGGATATGATGTTCCAAATTCCTGATTCCGGAGATCCAGATTGTTCTTGACAGCTATGTTTGCCGCCGTCATCGTGAAGTATTGATTGAGAGGGTTTCCGAGCCACACTTGACCCAAATGCCCGGGAACAATTGAGTAATCGAAGCTGCCCAAAGCCGGTTCGGCAGGGAAGCTGGACAGTCCACCTGTTCCTGGTATGAGGGTGCTCGCATTCAGGAGGTCCGCTGCTGGACCGCTAAATGCGAAGCTATGATAGTCGCCGTTCACGGTCACTTCTAGTGTGTCCACTCCGGCGCCTGTTACGATTCTGTCGATTGAGTTAGTCGAGTCCCAGTAATCGTACAGCGTTACGCTTGGAAGCGATGTCGCAAGCTGGTAAGTGATGACGGGCGAAAGGCTCGCATTCGGCTGAGCTAAGTTCGAAAAGGGAGCGTTCACGTTCAGCAACTGAGAAGCAGGCACTCCAGTGACGAATCGGATCTCGCCCATGTACGAGATAGCCGCTCCGGGAAGTAAGCCATGGGGTACGGTCGTCTGGATCTGCGTGCTGTTGGGCATGCTTGCCACGACAAGACCGCTGGAATATTGCGGAGCCGCGCCCAAGCCGGCATGAAACAGCGGCCCGTAAGAAGGCTCCCCTACCGCAGACCAGGACGTGAGATAAGTACGAACCTCAAAGGCTGTCTTTCTTCGAGAGCTGGGTGAAACGCCGAGAAACGTCCGCGAACCAGTTTTGTCCTGACGTTTTCCCGGAACCAACACCTGATGCGCTTGCAGCCGCACGGCCGGGAAGCGATTGGCTGCCGTAACCGTGGCTGCCTGCCCGTAAGTCGCCTCTATGACTGTATAGAAGCGATTCGCATTCGATGATATATAAGTGCCCATAGTGGCTCCTTAGTTCTGACTGACATTGAAGATAGCGGTGACCTTCGCGGACTGAACGTATCCGAGCCCGCCGGCCGCGGGCGCCTGAAACTGCACATCGTACGTCCCCGCAAAAAACACGCCATCCCCCCAATCCCCGATGTTTTGCCGGAGAATGTCGGTGACCGCTTCGACGTAGAAGTGAATCCACTGATCGGTCTGGCTGACGAGGTCTCCGCTGGCCCATATCTCGGCTACCACGGCCAAAGTTCCGGAAAGTGAGCGAAACTTCTCTACCTGGGTATTCTTCAAGCCATTGCTATAGAGACAAACACGCGGATAGGTCAGTTCGATGTCCTTATCGCCAATCTGGGGACTCGCCGAACTCATGACGACCTGATCGGGGCTGATCACGGGAAGAATCACGTTACAAGCGGTCCCAATCGACGTAATCTCTTGCTGCAGTGCCGAACTGGTCGTCAAGAGGCTCGAAAACTTCTGGGCAACCAATAGTGTAAGTGGAAGCATCGATCAACCCCTCCTGATTTCTCGTGAAAGAGTTATATAGAAATCCGGATTTTGGCCGTCGATCGGAGCCGGACCAACGACCAGCCCCGTGGAAGGTAGCTGCCAGGCGGAACCGATCGGGAGGGGCGCTGTATTTTGCCGTGTTAGCCCAGTTTGTGCCGTACTGACGTAAACGTTCCAACCTATCGCCGCGGGCGGTACGTTGATCGCGCCTTCGGCCATCGCCACTGCGATGCTCGATGCCTCACCTAAGACTTGTCCATTTACCGCACTGAGAGCGCCTTCGTTTCCTTTGATATCCGTCCAGGCGGTCTGTACAAAAATCGCCTCTGCATCCGCACTTCCCGTCTGTATCGATACCAGCGGCATGGCGGGTTTGGGGAGCGGATTGTAGACGATTCCGACTCCCGACATGAAGAACAGATTCTGAGCTTCCGCTGCGTCATTCTGATACTCTGTCCACTTACCCTCGAACCGGGTATTCAACTGTACGTTGTACGCCTCTGCGAAAAACTTCGTGAGCGCCTCGAAACAGATCCAGCGCTGAAGCGTGGGTGTGACAACGACTGTCGAGAGCCCGAGCATCCTGCGGTTCAGAAACTGAGGATCCGACGCGCCTACGTCGAGCAACCATAACAGCAGGCGATTGCCGATGCTGCTGGTCGCCAGGTTGACTTTTGTGTCGACGTTGATCCCGTGGGAAGAAGCTACCTGGGTCAGCGAAGCTTCGAACGGTAAAAGATCGTCCAGGGTGACGATTTCTGCGTCAGTGAACAGAGCCATAGGTGTCTACTTTCCAGATCCTGAAGGTCCGTTTTGCTTTCGACTCGTCAGTGGTGCGTGTAGGCTGGGATCTTCGATGATGGACAGATGTAGCTTCCGGGCGAAGTCCGCCTGCTCGGCAGCCATTCTTGCGCTCGCGAGCTCATCGAAGTACTGCTGCTTCTGCTCCGGTGTGGCGAGCATGACACGTCCTTCGACCACCATCTTGGCGGCCAAAAACCGGCTGACTTCCGAGAGCAGTCCAGCCTTTCCGCCATCTCCGGTCTCGAGGCTTACTACAATTGGGTACTCTTCCGAAATGCTGGCTTCAGTTTCGCGAATCTTACGAAAGTATTGTCGAACGTCCATATGATGCCTCCAAAAAACAAAAGGGGAGCCAATTACGACTCCCCCTGCAGTTACTTGACTACAGCGATTAGCTGTTGACCTGTACTCCGAAGTTGTTGCGCAGAACGCCACAGCCGTAGAGCACGTCCACAGTGAATTGCTGTGAGAGAGTGTTCGGCTGGTAGCTCATCACCACACGGATGCCGAAGTTGCCCATCTCAGCGTATTCAGCGACCGCGCCCGTTCCCGGAAGAGGTTGAGGCAGCCGGCGAATCACCAACCCGATGCCATCCTTGGTGAACGCAAGGTTGTGCGTGTTGGGGGTAGCGACACCGGTGATCGGCACGTATTGTGACCGGAAGATAAAGAAGTCTTTCATCTTTCCGACGTTGCCTTCCACCAGAGCACGGAGACCCGCCTCACCTGCCGAGTAGTACTCGCTGAACCGCGGAATCTGGCGGATCTGTGAGTAGGTATTCGAGTCAACAACCAGATACTTCGGTGCGCTGGGAGGAACCTTAGCCGCGAACAACGCCGTTTCAGCAGCGTCAATCGTCGCTTCAGTCACCGCAGTCCCGGCGCTGCCCACTGGAGTGTTTGCAGTGAACTGGCCGTAGAGATTCAGAAGATCGCGCTCCACCTTCTCGGCAATCGCAACCACGGCCGGCTGCATATAAGTCTTCAGAAGTTCAGGAAACGCAAGCGCCTTCGTGACGTCCGGAATCTGGAAGGTGGCTTCCGCGTGAGTGTTCAACACGATCTGCGCGTTGCCCAGGCTGGGATTTTGCGGTGTAACCGTACCGCCTTCGGCGATATTGTTCGCTACCAGCACCGGAGGAATCGGAACATTGACCGTATCGCCGGCATGCGCCAGGACCGGTTCGTAATCGCGATTCACCAGGTTGCCCATCACCAGGTTCCCTACCAGGGCCGGTAAAGCATCAGCTGCAACCAATTTGACGATCGCATTTGCTAAATTTGCGGATGTAATTGTTGACATAGTTCTCCTAAATAGAATTCGTGCGGATGGTGTCACTAAACTGCCGCACGTCAGTTAGGCTTTCAATAGCCTTATGGCCGGGCGACCCAAGCGTCCCCGGCGTGCATGCATCTCGCGAAGCCCGGTTAGAGGCCGCGCAGAGCTTGGTTTGTCAGGCGCGAAATCTCCTGGCGAACACGGTCAAGCTCTTCCTTGTTCATTCCTGGTTTAATCTTGTCGAGCTCGATGCCCGATGCAGCCGGAGCAGGACCGCGCTGATTACCTTGTGCGCCGCTCCCTCCGGCTATCCGCGCCGGAAGAAGTTCCGGGTTCTCCTGGACGAAGTTAGCAAGATACTCGGCGAGCGATTTATTGTCAGCTCCACGGCTCTGTAACCGCCCATCCTCAGTCCGAACGAGTTCGTCTCTTACCGCTTTGAACGCAAGGTCAATCTTAGCGACGCCCAAGCGCTGCAGTTCACTTCGAATCTGAGTGCTCTTGTCGGCTTCTTCTGCGGCTGCGCGAGCCCGTCGATTCTCTTCGACAAGCTGGTTGACTCGAGCTTCCAGGCCTTCCCTTCGTTTGCGCTCATCAATCAGTTCCGCCTGATAAGCCGGCTCGGCCTTCTGTTGTTCGGCACGAACGAACTCTTCGATCGCGGCCCGGACAACATTGCGGATGTCTACGCCGGAAGGCGGCATTTCTTTTTCAGTAGAATTGTGATCTGACATGAATCTCCTTGTAGCTTTCACTAATTCAGTTGAGCGCTGATTTCACGCGCAATCTGATCCTTTACTTCCTGACGGGCGTCACTCAGGTATTTGAATGCGAGCCGCTCAAAGATTTGTCTCTTCAGCGTCGGCGAATTGATCCCTAAGCCCAATAGATTGGCCGCATCCTGCATTTCCGTGCCGAAGTCTGTTATGTCCATCTCGTCGAGACCGGAAACTGATACCGTCACCCCGTCTTCACGAGCAGCACTGACTGCGCTGATGACTTTGCGAATGGAGTCTTTGATCGTAGCGGCGTAAGCGCGCAGCACTTCTTCGGTGATTCGGAAATCGAGCTGTTTACTGGCAGCTGATACGGCGTGACCGCTCATCGCCTCGCCCGAAGCCTGTGAAAGATAGCAAACGCGATAGATTTCCTCTTTCAAAACTTCAAGATTGCTTGCCGCAATCTGATAAACCTTCCCGTCAGGTTCCGCCCAGCCAAATCGATCTTGAGGACCAAGCTGTACGTAATAGCTTTCTCCTACAATCTGGTTCCATTCGCGCTCGGAGTAAATGACGGGCATAGCGAAGAGACCCATGGTGATCGCCCAGCCAAGCGCATTCGATTTATTGAAATGTTCTAGCTGTAGATGAGCAGACTTGTTCATCAGCCACAAGCCCTCGCTCACACGAAGGGTGTGTAGTGGTACACGCCCTTGCCGCGCCAGACCGTGAAGGCCCTGAGCAACAAGTTCAATGTGGTTCGTCTCACCTTCGACCTCAACACGGCGATATGTTCGATACTCGTGCCGGTCATAATAGAACCAGTACGTCTCATTCAAAAGTTCTGGCGAAGTGATGCTCGGCTGACGGCGAACGGATTGACGCAGGACGACCCATTCGTATTCACCGGTTTCATCTGCGCTCCAGTTGATGAGGTCTTCGGCCTGATATCGGACTAAGTAAGCCCTCGACACTCCGAAGGCATCCTCTTCCGCCCGGTTGGACGGAACAGCGGATGCACGTGGGAAGTCAATCAGTATATGGCTTTCCCCGGCGACGAGCGCATCTAGGAAGCTGCGTCTGAAGAACGCCGCCAAGCTGGTCCCGGTTCGGTCGCAATCATCGGCAAAGCTAGTCAAAAACCGCTGCCCTGATTCAAGGCCGCCCTGGAATTGCAGGCTGGGAGAACGGCGGAAGAGTGTGGCTCCGTACCAATCTATGATCGAGCCAACGTAATTCTGATAAAAGACTCGGTGTAGCCGCTCACTGTAAACGTCGAGCGGTTCCTTCTGCCGTCTCAGCAAGTATTCAGCAGCCTTCACTTTGAACTGCTGGCCTCCTGCATAAAGATCGCGGTACATGCGCCACATGTACTGCTGTCTCTTGTAATCGTGATGTTCCCGGTCGATTTCTGTCATATATACCTTCAGAACAGACGTTTATTGACCTCTCCAAACGCCGGTTTCTCTCCGTGCAGTTCCCAAACTAAGTAGCCCAAAGCATCCGATACGTGCGTTCGCCGAAGGTCTCGCACTTTGTCAATTACTCCCGAATCCGGTTTGAATAAGACCTCTTCAAAATCTTTAATTAGCTCTTTACATCGCGGATCTATCTCCAGCCGAACTTCGCCCAGCGAGTTAATCAGACAACCATTCACGCGCTGTACTCGGCTTAACACCGGAGGGTTCTTGCTCGGAACTCGCACTTTGACGTTACGAAAACCGCCGCGATATAAGAAATTCTGTAGCATCGAGTAATCACTCGAGCCAGTCGTGTGCATATTACGACCGCTCGCGTCCCCGAAAATCTCTAGGGCCGCCGTATGTCCGCGGTATCGGTTTTCGAATTCCTGGCAGGCCTCTTCGGTTGTTGCACGATCCAGCACGATTTCATCCACCACCGCGAGCTTTCCGCCGATCTCCTGTGCAATCACCGAACTCATCGGCGACACATTGAAATCCAATGACCAATACAGCGGTCTGGACGGGTTATATGTGTGGCGGACCACATGCAATGTGCGATCGAAACAGTGATACACGCGATCAGCGCGACTGTTCAGATATTCCCCGAGCACTTCCTGTTTATAGAAGCGCGGATCGTAGCTGCTTTCTAGGCGTTCATAGTAGTCCGGCGTTCTCCCGAGGAGATGCGTATTCTCGAAGGGTTTCGCCTGAATGCAGCCATACCCGTTTATGGGTGCCTTGATGAACCTTTTGTAAATCCAGTCGTGGCCTTGCGGCGTCCAGACTCCAAACCCGCACAGTCTTTCGGCTCGGGGGTCTCGCAAGCGCGCTTCCAACCGAAGCCAGCCTTCCTCCCGCGTATAGGACAGCTCATCAATTCCGAACCAGGCGAGATTTGTTCCTCTCAGCCGCTCCGGTTCCTCCAGCGAGCGGAGCAGAACCGTGCTGTCGGCTCCCGTAACTTCTAGTTCTCCGTCCGTCTTGCGAAGTTCAAAGTCAACTTCCTGTTCGTCTAGCATCCCGAACAGGCTGGCCAGAGTGGCGTCGCGTAGCATGGCATAAGTCGGCGCCGCGAGCAAACCCTGCCGCCCTGTATTCAAGTAGGCCTGACGGATAACCTCAAAACACAGTGCCGCGCTCTTGCCCGATCCAACAGGTCCTGAGAAGCCCTTAAATCGGCTGCTGAGTGCATTGAAGTTCTTTTGCGAAGGCAAGGGCCGGAACACCCAGCAAAGTTCTTCGCCGGTCGTTTCGTTTTGATTTGCCTGTCCGCTCACGATCTCGTTCACCCGCAC